CTGCATCTTTTTAAACTTTGACAAACGAGGGCGGCCTAGGTTAAACATCATGTTTACTAGAATCTCTTGTACTTCGCTAGGCCATTCTTCAAAATACGACTCTCGATATAGAATCAAACACTCGCGCACAGCAGTATGTAAATCATTCATAAATGCTGACTGTACTCGTTCGGCGCTGACCGGCGTTCCAATCTCTTCGCCATACTCGTCGTCATCCCGAGTTACTAAATGCCCGACTCCAAAAGTAGGATACCCCAGATGGTCCCTGTAAATTTCATACTTGACTCCTTCGTCAATCTTGAGTTGTTCATATACTCTATCCGTGTTCATTTGCTTTCTCCATACCAATCCCATCTACTACAAGTGCCACCTTCACCTCCGCAGTGGGGGCAAATATCTTTGAACAAAGGGGCTTCTGCTCCAATCATTTGAGCTATTTGTTTTTCTTGTTCCTTGATTGCGTCTTTTTGATTTAAAAAATCCTGCTCCTGTTTACGTAGCTTTTCTTTTAATCTCATTAGTGTTCTCCGTTTCATTTTTCTCTGGCAATTCCTTTTGCCTTTTCATACGAACGCATTCCACCCAGCCCTAACATGCCCAGCAATACTGGCATCATTGTTTCTAGTTCTATTAGGGGTACCACTACAGGACTTCCTGCAAGGGCTAAACCAAAGTTAGTCATAGGCACGATAATAAAATTCGATAACATACCCAGACCGCAGATCCATCCAATAGCTGGTCTCCAGCCTGCAACAAACAATGACTTGTGTGCTGCTTCTGTTTTGTTTACTTCCACCTGTGCCATAACTTCGGCATGGTGTTGTTTTTCTGCAAGGGTAGCAATATCATGTGCGAGCTTATTTGCCTGATCCTTGTCTTCAATAAATTCTGATACTAGACCGCTTACGGGCCCGACTAACTCTTTTAAAAATCCTAAAGCCATAGTTTTCTCCTAGATCAAATGGGCGGGTTTGACCCCGCCCTACCCTAGTTAAGCTACTGCTACGGCAGCGAGAGAGCCCCATAATAGCATACTTGCTAAAAAAGCCTCGCAGCCAATACAGTTTCTTTCTAGAAACCGTTTGATCTCTGTCATTTTTTACTCGATATTTATCATCTTGGGCCTATCTTCTTCTGGCACTACTTCTTCCAGATCTATACACAATAGGCCTCTATCCATGTAAGCTTTAACGAGCTGAATGTGTTTATGCAACGTAAATGTTCGCATAAACTCTTTTCCGCTCAGTCCCTTATAAATGTATGACTCGCCGTCTTTTTCCGTTTGCTTACATAAACCTTTTACTGTAAGAATATCTTTATGTAAAGATATTTCGATGTTGGATTTGTTCCAGCCTGGAACTGCAATCTCAACTCTATATCCTACAGCGCTTTTAACGATATTATATCGAGGGTATCCCCCATCTGCATTTGGGTTTACATTTTCAAAACGGTCAAACCCCAAAAAGAATTTTGGGAAGTCTGCCACATTCAATCTTGCTAGATTGCTCATTACTTTCTCCTTGTGCCCTTTCGGTGCACTCTGTGGATCCTTTCGGCATCCGTTAGTTTGTTGGGCGTTAAATAGGTGCTCCGACCCTACAGTAGTTGCGCGGCAAAATAAATTACCATAACGCAAATTCCAAGATGTGTTCCAGTAATCTTACTCATGAAATAAATCATCCTTTTCTAAATCAATTCTTCCAGTAGAGTGTAAAAAATCTAAAGCAGCCTCTATACCTTTCTGGTGTCCGAGCTTATAGCTGCTATATCCACAACCTGCGACACAGGCAAGAAAAATTATAAAAAGCTCAGGATTAAGCATAGGTACCTCATAGATTGCCTAGAATTAAAATATGTAACTAGATTTAACGGATATTATAATTGAATTAAATTAAAATGTCAAGTAATATTTTTTGAGTGTCACCCTTCAACATGAAAAAATAATACTTGACATTTGAAGTTGTATCTACTATAATTATACTTGTAATTGGAAGAACTATGAAACAATACACTAAACGGCCGTGGTCTCATGAAGAAAGAGTACTACTGTCAAAAACTTACCACAATAGCGACAGAGATCGCTTAGAAACGTTATTTCCTGACCGAAGCTACAATGCTTGTGTAAAACAAGCGAAATACTTAAGAGACAGAGGTTGGGTATTCAACAGGAACGATAATGCCTAGAAATAAACTAAACGCAGAAGAACTATTTGAACAACTTGAGCTAGAACTAGAAGTCCCTGAACTTGATTTCGAGGATGACTACTACCAGGAAGCTAGCGAGATGGACGAGTGGGCTGACTTCGATCCGGACTGTTAATGAGAGTAGCAGTTCGTAATAATAATGTAACCAGTGCCCTTAGAATTCTGAAAAGAAATACGAAAGAATCTCTTACAGAATTAAAAGAAAAGCAATATTACACTAAGCCGAGTGCTAAACGTAATAAATCAAAACAAGCTGCACGAATACGAGAGCAAAAGAGGCAACGAAATGAGACCAAGAATAGAATCTAACTTTGAATTAGTAGGAGATTTTATGGAGTCCTTTGGGCAAGAAGTCCATAACGAACCGACTCTTCGAGACCCAAGAATTCAGCAGCTACGATATGATTTGATTGACGAAGAACTAGAAGAATTAAAAATGGCGTTTGATAATGATGATATTGTAGAGATAGCAGACGCACTTACCGATCTGCTCTATGTAGTTTATGGGGCGGGCCATGCTTTCGGTATAGACTTAGATGAGTGTTTTCTTGAAGTACATGACAGTAATATGTCAAAGCTGGGCGAAGATGGCAGACCTATTTATCGTGATGACGGGAAAGTACTAAAAGGGCCTGAATACTTTGCACCTAACTTAAAGGAGATTTTAGATGTTTAAAAATATAAATTATAATTTTGATACTTACAGAGGAGAGCTTTCGGGCAACTCGTGGACAATTTGGATTCTTCCTAATTTACAACTAGAGAAGTATAAATTATCAGGTACCCGAGGAATTACTGTCTATGCGTCTTGGATTATATTTTCTGCAGAGCTTGATGTTTCTTGGGCCCATAACTAATGGGCTTAGGTTTTAATGATGGGTTTCCTCCCGCAACAGAATTCTGGGAGCATTGGTGTAGGGGCGAAAGCGATATAATTTCAACCGAGAAACAATACCCGTGCAACTGGTGTGGCTTAGAAGAATCGGAGATATTCAGTAATGGCAACAATTATAATAGAGAAGCAAGGCTGGAGACTCTTTAACGTAGATACAGATGCCTTTCTCGATGATGGGGAAGGCAATCCACTATTTTTTGAAGAAGAAATAGAAGCAGCATCGTATGGTATTGCTTTGGCCGTGGAAGATAGCAACCTAAGATTAATTGGATATGATTTATACGAAGAGCAGGAGATAGAAAATGAATCCAATAGTTAAAATACTTCCTGTAGTAGCAATACTGCAGGGATGCACATGGTATGGAGAATTTGAACATATTTCCAGTATTCCAAATGGTACTCCATTCAATGATCGAAGTGAAACGTCTACAGACATTGTGTGGACAGGATTAAGAGTAGAAAAGAATACTTGGTATGTGGATGCGGGGGTAGGGTATGAAACCTCTTCAGAGTTTGAGGGCCGTAACCCCTATGGCAGGTTTAAGGTCGGCAAGAATATTAAAACGTGGGAGTGAGAATATGGAGATTAGTGCAGTAGCCCCTGTGGTGCGCAATGCGGGGTATAGTTCCAGGGTTCAACACGATGTGGTAACCACCGTCTCAAAGGCAGGCGATGGTACTCACAAAGTTAATCAAGATCATTATATTACTACTATATATGATCGCAATGGCAGCTTATCTACAGTTCAAAAGAGTTACTCGGTAAACTACGTCGTTTAAAAACAAGATTCTCTTGCTCTTGTTTCTTGAGATACTCTTCTATAGCCCGCACAATAGCACCTTCAAGTAATATCGATACTTCTTCTTGGGTCAGATCAACAATAAGAGTTGCTGACCCGTCTTCATTTTCTGTATATTCTTCAACTTTCATACACTTCTCCGTATATTCTATGTAAGAGGTTCTCTAAGTTTTGCATGATCTGATAATACTCTTTTTCAGGTGCAAACAAAGTTCCGTCTTTGTAAATGAACTGATCCATGTCTACTCGCAATTCGTGAATCGCTTGAGCAAGATCAATTTTTGGTTCTATTTCTTTGCGTAAATCTTGTAGTTTTAAGTTAAGCACAGATACCTCAAGTGCAGTAAGGTCCATTCGTTCTGCATACTCGAGTATGTCTTCTACCTTCTTATTCATTATTACCTCCAAAGGTGTGTAAAATATTTTCCAAATAATTCTAAGCCGTTTTGCATTCTCTCGTTCTCTTCCAGAGGAGGATAGTTATCTTCGCAGTTACTCACAAGGTTAAAAGCATAAATCATTTCATTCAACACCCAAAACCACTGCCTTTCATACATCTTAGACTCAGCTTCTTCTGACAAATCTTCTTCCAATTGTAACCAGCCTGGAATATCATTTTGGTCGAGTGTTGTAGGATATGACTGTAAGTCTCCCTTAAATTTTATCAGCATTGGATGTATGATACGGGCTAGTGTATGGTCCATACTCCAAGTATCGTAGTCGTGAATTTGAATTACCTCTGTCTCTCCATTCTTGGGCTCAAAGGTTGGAATGTATACTAACATGATCTCTCCTAAAACTTTTTTTGGTTTGTGTTAACGTTGTCAATCTTTATTTTCGTCTGACGTGGGAAAAATAGTACTTTTCTTATGCCAAAAAGTGTGATACAATATATGAAAATTGATACTCAATAAGATTACTTTACGATTTCATCCTACTCGTTGTTGCGAGATAGTTTGAAATTTTTATGCGATTGGAGTGGAATCGGAATTAAAGGAGATTCCATCTCCAAACCCATAATATTATTGAAAGTGATATCAAGTAACAACTAATCCCCGCATTTATCATTACAAAGTATGTAATCTAATCAACTCTGTAAGTCCCGGATAAATCAAATAACCCCGCTCTAAATATATCTTAATCTACCCTAACTAAAAATCCGTCCTAATTTCGCCCAATTGCGATCAAAATTTTTAAGCGAGTAACCGCTTTGCTTGTTGTATTGCACTTGTTTGAGTCGGATATTTTTCTAAATCTTTCTCAATTGTGATTAATTTGTAGTACTTGATCTCTTCGTCGTGGTGGTTTTCGTAGTGTTCGTAGATTTCTATATCCTTATTTCCATTAGAGTAAGTACCTAGTAAATAGGGCTGTCTTAGATAATGCACTGATCTAACCTCCATGTAATAAAACCTAATGCCAACCCCGCCACGACCCCGAATATTATGTAATACATAAGTTATCCTTCAATAGTTTTAGTACATTCTTTGGAGCTTTCTCCAACCCCGCTAAGGCTTCTAAATTGAAGCCTAACGCGTCTTCCAACTCTCTTACCATCTCCTCTTTTGTTACAGGTTGTTCGCCTGATTTTGTCTTGTAGACAGAGCGGCGATATACTCCCTCTCTGCTTAATTTTCCTATAATTGATTTTTTACTTTTACTTAGTTCTGAAGCCAAACGGTCAACTGTATCCGTAGTCGGGTTGCTAGTATACTCATCAACTATATACTTAGTTTGATCTTCTGTGTAGTTCATACGTTAAAATGTTCAGTAATTGTGTCAATTTTTTCCTGTGCATCAGCTAGCTTTGCTACTTCTGATTCTACAGCTTCAATGAGTTGTGGATGTTCGCCTATCCCCGCTGCGGATTGCATATACACTTGAATGTTTGCTTTGTGTACTGCTACTTCGCCTTCTAGCTTTTGTACTAGTGCTTCCAATAAAAAATAATTATCTTGCTTAGCCATTATAGCTCCTCTCCATCGTCTGGTGGTATAAATGATATTTTAACTTCACCGTCTTCTCCTGTCTCCATAGAAACAAATGTGCAGTACTCCAGCCATTTAACGTCTACGTTTTTAGGTCCGACGATATCCGCATATAATTGAATCAACTCCTGGTAGTTGTCTTCAAGCTCTAGCGTAGCGTTTTGAATATGTTGGAATCCTCTATCTATTCGATTGATTGATTCGTATAGTTCACTTAGCGACTCTTGCATTTCTGTCATTTGCTTTTCTAGTAGTACTTTTTCTTTTCGTTCCGGGAATTGAATTATATTAGTCATAGAATCTCTCCTTATGAACCCTATATTATACTGGACATGAGAAATTTTGTCAAGAAATTTTTTTGAATACGCATAAAAAATCCCCAGACAATTTCTTGTCTGAGGATCTTCTACACTAACAAGGGTGAGTAGTTGCCTCCTTCTTTCTACTCAGCAGAGGCGACACTAGGTTACAACCTCTCCCACTCGTCTGACAGGGGTGTTCAGCGAGCTGCGACTCGTATCCTGAGTTCTAAGGGCTACATTACATATTAACGGTATCTTTGTAGCAAAGCAACGACTCTTCGGTAGAGTAAACCCCTACGACCATCTTTCGTAGGTAAGAAGGGCTGCAGATGGGAGCGATCTTTACTGCAATTTAGTGCCTTATCTTGCTTGAGTGGTACCACTCTCAGAGTCCCTGGCTTCCCTTGAATTGAAGGTATATTATATCGAAATATAACATATTCGTCAAGAACTATTTTTTGACAGGTGGGCACAGAATTAAACTGCAAATTTCGATTTTGGAAATCGACGTGTTATCGTTACACCACCCACCTAAAACTTTATCGCCCCTGCCCTCGGTACTTCTTATATGAACGCTTCTTATGCTTGTTCATAGAAGAAAACTTTACCATTTTAGGGCTGCCACTAGAGCTGGACTTTTTAGGTGGCCCAGGCTCATGCTGTATTTGTGCTAGTCGTTTAGCCATTTTAGTCTCCACGTTAGAAAATTAACTTAGAAAACATACTAAGGGCACTGATTACTTGGTACTAGCCAAAACCTCAGTATGCTTACTAAGTGCCTCTCCTTTGGGTAACAAGGCGAAAGGCTCTCCCCGCTAGCTTATGCAGCTAGAGAATAAACGTCATCGTTTGCGTTTAGTTTATTTCCGGAGTGTTGTTAACGTCTTTGATCCGGTACTGTTGACGATTCTCCACTAACCTGAGATTGCTTGTCGAAACCTGACTCCCCCATCGTGGTGGAGGAGGGGGGAATCGAACCCCCGTCCACTCAATCCTACTTTAGCTTCATCGAATTACTGAGCAGCTACTACTGAAATTGCTGCTAACAGAGTCTGCAGATCAGCCTTGGTAGCTTTGGCAAGAGTAGGTACTTCCACACCAACTGATGCCTGAATCTGAGCTACTAGCTCTTCTTTGCGAACCACTGGAGTACCTTGCTTCGTTACTCGTGCTTCGGCTTTGTAGATGCCCATGCTTGACAGCTTAGCAATAACGCTGCGTACTGGCTTGTTAAACTCTGCAGCTAGTGCTTCTGCAGTTGCTCGTGATGGAGCATTGGTATACATCTCTTCCATCATAGAGATCATGTCTTCAGTGTAGTTGCTTGATGGTTTTGCGGTAAAGTCGCTCATTGAATTTTCCTTAAATTTTGTTTGTTTCTTTATTTTATGAATCTATTATAGTGGTTGGGGATTTGAAAGTCAAGAAAAATTTTCTTGTAGTTGGTCAAAGAAATGTAAAAATGCTTGCTCATGACCCCTTGCTTCTACTTCCCAGGGAGAGAACCAATACTCGCCCCTCCACTTCTTTCCTTTGAAATATGCTGCCTTCTCTGACAGCATAAGTCCGTCACACTCATACTGTTTAATATGCACCATTTCGTGTGCTGTTACAGTTATTACTTCGTCTCGACTTGCGTTACGAATAAATTCTTTATCGAACTCAATCTCTCCAAATCCCTCACAGTAGCATATGGACTCAGCCCAGCTATCTCCTAGGTTTCCCACTGTTAGATGTACTTCTACATCCAAATTGAAGTAAGCTGCAACCATATGCACAACCTGTGATGCAATCTGCAGATTATGGTTTTGTACTACTTTTCCCAAACCTGTTTCCTAGTTCGTTTGTTCTAATACATCGCACAGTCTAGTAATAAGAGCTAGCTTGCCTGATGCTTTGTTGTTGTAATCAATCGTATGCCAGTCCCCTCGGGTTATCACACGCTCTTTAAGCAGAGTCATCTGATCATAATAGGACAGTGCTTTCTCATCATTAGGAGATAGTTTCCAGAACTTCAATGGAGAATGCTTTCTCTCGTGAATTCTAGCGGCCTGCTCTTCTTCGCTGATAGACAGCCAAAATTTAATCATGTGAACAGGTTGGCATATTTCCCATGCTTCCACTGTTTCCATGAAGATTTTGTACTGCTCATCTGTGCACCACCCATTGATCTTTTGAACCATAGCTCGAGAGTACCAAGAGCGGTCGTAGAATACCATCTGAGGGCCAGAAGGCATCTTCGTTCCCCAGTAGCCCAACCAATTATCCATAGTTTCCTTACTAGGCTTGGCAGACAGCTGAACGCTAAACTTGTTCATAGGCAGATAGTGAGTGGCCTCACGAATAGTAGATGACTTGCCCGCAGTATCACGCCCCTCTAGCACTACTGCTACAGGTCCAAAGTTTTCGGACATGACGAGTTGGTTGAGTCGGGCTTGTTGCTGTTCTAATGGGGTCATCTACTTCTCCTAAATTATGTAACTATTATACTGGGTACTGCAAAATATGTCAAGAGATTCTTTGCTTAGTCTGTTTCACTAACCATATAATATCATCGGTTGCATACTTCATATATACCAAAGCTGCCAGGGCTTCTGTGCGCTTTAAGCCTTCCATCTGCATACCGGAGTATGTCATAAAGATTTCGTACTGTGCTTTCGTCATTATACTATTTCCTCCCAAAAGAATTCGTCGCCATACATGCCTTCCAGTAGCTCTTCTAATGTAGCATCGGCCCAGTACTCTTCACCAAAGCCGCGAACTAGCTCTTCCTTTGCTTCCGCAATAAGGTTGTGCCAGTCTATAGCCGTGTAGAAACTAAAGGATTGGTCTGCGATGTCAAAGCTAACGTACTTGTATTCCATGTGTATCTTCTCCTATTTAATATAACCATTATACTGTGTCCTGCAATTTATGTCAAGAAGTTTTTTCGTTCAAGCCAACGCAACTTAACTCCGGGGCGGGGCGCGCGGGGTTTTCGTGTCAAGATTTATTTTGGTCGAATCTTCTAAAATTTTCTACAATTATCGCACCCGTTGCGGGGTTTTGTCAAATTATCTTTAATTATGTGCTTATACGCAAATAATGCTTGACACCCGCAGCGATTGCGCGTATAATACCAGGGTTGGGCACGGGGTCCGACAAAGACTTGGCGCCCTTAAATTAATTATGCACGACCCCGCAAAAAGACTTGACATCGTCGAACTACTACTGTAAAATGGCGCACGCCACTAAACCTAACGGTTTGCTTAAGGCGCGCCGGCGCTTGGGTACCTCTGCGGGGTCATCGTCGCTTTACTACTGGCGCAGGAAGACCTGTGCAATCTTAAACAATTTTGCCCACACCCGCAAAAAAGACTTGACATTTGTAGCTTTTGCACTTACTCTGGCGCAGGGTACCTTTGGGAAAATCGTCGTCGCACTACTACTGGCGCCCCCGCGCCAAAATTTTGTTGTCAAGCACCGGCGAGTGCGTTGCTGCCGGTGCCTGTTCCACGTGGAACATCACCCACCAAGAAAATACCAGAAAGCGCCTCCCCAAATAATGCCATCGGTTAGGATAGAATAAGCCAGATAAATTTTCGCAATTATGATTGATGCTTTCATGGTCGCCCCTTAGCAAAAATGGTGGGGCGTTTCCGCCCCTTAGTGGTTTAGTTACCGGCTACCTTTGAGCCGTGAATGTCGGGGTCATTGCCCGATGCTTTTTTTGTTGACGATCCTCCAAGGTGAGCCGTTAACAATCCCGTAGGGAATCTTTCGCTTGGTCGCAAAACAGTCTGCCATGATTTTGGTTTC